TCGACGGTCTTCTGAATATCATCCAGCCGAAGAAGAAGTCGAAGGTCGGCGGCAGCACGATCACGACCACCTATCAGCCGACGAACGCCGCCCAGAAGCTGGCCATTCCGGCGTATCGCGACCACCTCTCCGACGTCTTCACCACCCGGACATCCAGCGACAGCAGGGCACTCCTCAAGAGCCTTTTTCGCAACGACCCGGACATTTCGTCTGCGGTGAATGGCTACCTCACGATGGCGAACACCGAGATGTTCGCCTACGCCGAGACGGTTGAGGGGACGATCGATCCAGAGGTCTCGAAGTCGCTTCAGGCGATCATCAAGCGCCTCACCCGGCAGGTGGATTACACCCAGGGTTTTCAGTTTAAGCAGTCGATCTACCAGCTCAACGAGAACCTTCGATACATGCTGCTCCTGCGAGGCGGCATCGGCGGTGAGCTGGTTGTCGACAAGAACGGAAATCCTGACGGCGTTCGCAACGTGGACCTCTCCACGATTGAGTGGTTCGAGGCGAAGCCCGGCGAATACAAGCCATCGCAGATCGTCTCGGGCCAGCAGACCAACACCAGCCTCGACGTCCCGACCTTCTTCGTCAGCTTCTACCGGCGGGATCCGACAACGATCTACACGGACAGCACGTTCGTCGCGGCCATCAACACGATCGCAGCCCGGCAGCAGGTCATCAACGACCTCTACCGGATCATGCAGAAGACCGGATTTCCCCGGATCAACGTCACGCTGCTCGAAAGCGTCGTCATCGAGAACGCGCCAGCCTCGGTGAAGCTCGACCCGGACAAGTTGAAGACCTGGGTCAACGAGCGTCTCGCAGAGTTGCAGGCGACTTTCGCCAGCATCCAGACGAACCAGGACCTCATCCACACCGACGCGATCGAGGTGAAGATCCTGAACGATCGCAACCCCGGCATGGCGATCGACATCTCCAGCGTGATGGAAACGCTGAACGCCCAGAACCAAGCGGCCCTCAAGACAATGGCGACGATCCTTGGTCGCGGCACCGCTGGCGTGAACACGGGTTCGGTCGAGGCTCGGATGGCAGCGATGTTCGCCGACGAGCTGAATGAGCCGTTGGCCGAGTTCTGGGAGAAGCTGCTCAGCTTCTGCCTACACCAGCAGGGCTTCCAGGGTTTCGCTGTGGTCAAGTTCCGACTTGCGGAGCTGCGTCCCGATCTTGAGTTGGAACCACAGAAGCAGCTTAGAGCTGCTCGTCTACGTCAGGACCTGTCTGACGGCATCATTTCTGACACCGAGTACAGCCTGGAAATGTACGGACGTCTGCCAAACGCAGACGCCCCTCCCCTATCGGGAACCAACTTCCTCACTCCGAAACCGACCGTTTCAGACGTCAGCCCCAACTCTGATCCGCTTGGACGATCTGTGTCACCGGATGCAAATCCAAAAGCCGCTAATGCCAATCCGAAGAAGAGTTTCGGTGCTCCTTCTGCACCGAAGAAGTAACAACTTAGATCTACTACCTTCAATTCACGGGACACCACAGCGGTTTTCTTGAAACAGAAACCTGTTCTCATTATCTCAGCCAGAGCTAAACCGGAGTAGCTACTGATGCCCAGCCAGCTTGTTACCAAGGTGATCGACGGCATCCCCTACCGCATGGTGGATCTCTCGGGCACGAACGACGGTCCCTACATCCCGGCCGATGCAGCTTTTGACGCAGCCTTTGAAAAGAGCGTCGTCGGCACTTCGCGTGATAAGTTTCGAGACGAGTTTTTCAGCTTCAACAACACCACGATTTGGGAGGTGGTTCAGCAGGGTGCAGGCGCTGCTATCACCGTTGCAGGCACTACCGCCGGTTCTCGTTACCTGAATATCGCCACTGGCGTCGGCATCAACGAAGAGACCATCATTCAGTCCAGGCAGTCTTTCAAGATGCCTGTGAAACTGGCTTTCGGACTGTCGATGTCGCAGCGCATCGTCAACCAGGAAGTGTTTGTCGAACTCGTCAGCGTCAACTCGTCTGGTGTCATTGAGACTGACGCCACGTTTCCATCTCCAAACGCGAACAATGCGCTCAACGTTGTTTCCTACAAGTTCGACTCGACTGTCCCAACGTCTGCCATCTACATCACACGCGGCTTTGGCACACCGGAACTGGTTTCGACCTCGACGGCTCTTGTGTCGACGACCGTCGCCACTGGCACAGGCCCCAATTTCCTTCCGGCCGGTGTGTGGGAAATCAACTCTGACATGGAAGAGGCGGTCTTCCAGACCCGCGCCATCGACTCCGTCGCGGCTGTCAACGCTGCTTTCAAGCGGACCCAGAACCTGCCTGACCCGCTCAAGGAGTACAAGATCCGCATCCGTGTCAAGAATCTGAGCACGGCTCCTGCATCGACCACCGACGTTCGCTTTCACTTCTTCCGGCTGCTCGACACGACCCGCTTTACGGTCGACTTCGCGCGTCACATGGGGCGCGCGAACGACATCTCGGACAGCCTTCCGGTCGCTATTTCGAACACTCCTGCGGTCACGGTCGCTTCGGGCACGCTGACGACACTGACGACCTGCACCACGCTCGCCTCCATGACGGCGGGCTGGCTTGGCATTCCCAACACCATTGCGGACGTCGTCTCTGCCGCCCTCACCACGACCACAACCACGGCGGCTATCATTCCGACCGCTGGCACCGAGTATGAGGTGAACATTCCGGTCACCGCTGTGTCGGGAACGACGCCGACACTCGATGTGATCATCCAGGAAAGTGATGATACGGCCACCAACTGGTTTGACGTCTACCATTTCCCCCGCATCACTGCGGTGGGGATTTACCGCTCGCCCAAGCTGGTCCTCAAGGGCAACCGCATTCGCTACGTCCAGACGGTTGCCGGTACGACCCCGTCTTTCACCCGTGCCGTCAACCGCCTTCAGGGCAACGCAACCGGCATTCTGCCGATGCGGCGCATTCTTGATCGCGCCGTGTCTCTCACGACTTTGAATGCCGCTACGGCCAACGTTCAGGCTCAGGAATGCCGAAACGTCCAGCTTGCGATCAACATTGGTGCAGTTACCACCACGGCTCCGGCTCTTCAGCTCCAAGGGTCTGATGACAACGGAGCAACTTGGTACAGCATCGGAACTGCTCTGACCGCAGTGGCTTCGTCAACGGTTCAGCTTACAGTCAACAACGTCAACTCTGAATTAGTTCGAGCCGTAGTCAGCACTGCTGGTGTCGGTGTCACCGCTGGTTATGTATCACTCAAAGTGTTTTGACCATGTCGAAAACCGGAGAGTGTTACTGGATAGACCAGTACGAAACTCTCTGGCTTGCAGAGAGCTTCGTCGATAACGACGGAGTCGTGTCTACTACACAGACGATGATCGAAGCTGCTCCTGAAGTCTATTCTTAAATGCACCTTCATTTTACTGTAGTTAATAACTACAACTCACAAGATATAACAGAACTTTACTTGAAACAGGAACCTCGTCCCATTATTTCCGCAAGGCCATAGCCTTGGGTCATTGCGCGATGAAGCAGGTAGCCATTACGTCAGATATTCAGAGCCGACTGCAAGTTGCAGTCGGGTCGGAAATCGACGTCAGCAACCTCGCAATCTACGAGGCGATCGCCCTCAACACCCGCCCGGTGCGTAAGCAGCACCCGATGTACGTCGGTGGGACGCACACCAAGCACTTCCTGGAGCAGATGGCGGCTGCGGTCGGCAAGGAAAGCCTGCCTCTCCAGATCCAGCACGACGCAGGACCCCTCCCGGTCGGCCGTATCTTCTACGGCGAGGTGATCGACTCCCCGAACGGCATCAGCGAGCTTCGCGTGCTGTTCTGGGTCGACCGGACCAATTCCGACATCGTCAATCTCGTCGACAACGGCACCGTCGATCAGGTGTCCGTGTCAGTGCTGCCAGCCAAGGTCACCTGCAACATGTGCGGGTTCAACTTCCTTGGCGATACCGCCACCATCGACAACGTTTGGACGGGTACGTGCGATCAGGGGCACGTCATGGGCACCGATGGTGCCCACGTCATCATGAACGATCTGAACCGCTGGTTCGAAATGAGCCTCGTCGGCCAGGGAGGAATCCCCGGTGCTCGGATCGTCCCACGCACCGGGGCTCTGCTCGCGGCAAGTGGGAGTGACCTTCCCTTCCTGACCCTCACGCTCTCGTCCAATGAACTGGAGAAGCTGTCCATGGACCTCACCAAGCTCATCTCCGAGCTGACCGACAGCAAGGCCGAAGTGGTCGCCCTCAAGGCGTCTCAGGCCACGCTGACCGAGCAGCTCGCCACTGCGGCCTCGTCCATCGCCACGAAGGATGCCGAGATCGAGGCCCTGAAGGCCCAGATCAAGGATCCCGCTGTCGACACCACGGCTGTCAACGCGCTTTCCGACATCGCCAAGCATGTCCTGGCGCTGACCGGGGATGCCACCGGCACTCCTCCGGCCGAGGCCGACAAGATCGTCGAACTTGTCAAGACGACGAAGCTTTCGATCGCTCCTGCCTCCTCGAAGGCCGCTGACGGCAGCGAAGACGGCAAGGAAGCTCCCCTGATGCTTGCCGCCTCGGCGTTCAAGCGGCGCTAACCTGAGAGGTCTGACCCATGCCCACTCTTCCCTTCCACAACATCGTCACCCTCAAGGGTATTCACTTCGATGACTTCGAGGTGACGATGAACCTTGCCACGACCATCACCAAGTCCGACGAGGGCAAGGCCGTGTCGTTCGACACGGGCGCGGCAAACAAGGCCAAGCTCGCGGCTGACGGCGACGTTCTACTCGGTCGCCTTGAGCTGGTCGAAGTCCGTTCCAGCTCGCAGGTGCTCGGGACGGTCGCCCTGATGTTCATCAACACCCTCCCGGTCAAGTCGGGCTCGACGGTCAACATCGGTGACACCGTCGTCGGCGCTGGCTCTGGCGAGGTCAAGGCCGGGACGGCGAACCCTACCGACAACATCGTTGTCGAGAAGATCAGCTCCACCCAGGTCGTCGTCTTCAAGCGCTAAGGAGCCCCACACATGACCGCGCCCCTCAAGTCCCTGACCGCGATCCAGCGTGTTGCGCCCGAGGCGCTTCTCGCCGGGATCAAGAACGAGTCCCGCAGCGCCTCGGCAGAAGCCGGGCAGAACCTGCTCAGCAATGCCGCTGACTACGGCCTGGAGCTGCGTGACTACCTGCGCCTCGCCATCGACCCCCGCAAGTCGGAGCGCCGTGGCGACTTTGGCGACCTGAACGGCTACGAGGCAGCTTTGCTGTATCTCGGCCTGCCTTTCAAGGACGACTTCGACAGTGGCGTCACGCTCGACCTCGCTTCGGACACCTTCCAGACCTTCCCCGGCACCCGCGCGATGTTCCCCGAGGTCATCGACGATCTGGTGCAGTGGAAGTACCGGCAGGACCAGTTCGAGGTCGTTGCTCCGATGGTCGCCCAGACCCGCACGATCGCCGGGAATGAGCTGCTGACGACGATCGTCAACGACAGCCAGGATGACTACACCCTGATGCGTCCGATCGCCGAGCTGGCGACCATCCCTGTCTGGTCGATCCGCACCACCCAGCAGTCCGTCAAGATGTGGAAGATCGGCGGCGGCTACAAGACCTCCTACGAGTTCTCACGCCGTGCCCGTCTCGACATCCTGACCCCCTACGCCAACCGCATCAACCGCGAGCTGGAGCGCTCCAAGGTTGCTGTCGGCACCAGCGTGCTGGTCAACGGCGACGGTGTCGTCGGAGCCGCCCCGGTGGTCACCCAGTCGTCGTTCAACAGCACGGCGATCGGCACCGCGACCAACAACGTCCTCTCCTACAAGCACCTTCTGGCGTGGCTCGTTGCCCGCGCCCAGGCCGGTACTCCGGTGGACACGGTGGTCGGCAACTGGGACGCCTACATCCAGTGGCTGCTCCTGTTCGCGGTTCCGCTGGCGAACGGCGGCGGTGACATGACGGCTGCTGCCAACATGGCCCGCGCTGGCTTCCAGATGGGCGGCGTGCCGATCCTCCAGGGTCAGGTGAACTTCGCCATCTCCTCGACGGCGACGGCCAACCAGCTCCTGGGCTACTCCAAGGCCGACACCATGGAGGAGCTGCAGGAGGCCGGTTCGCTGATCAGCGAGGCGGAGCGCGCGGTCATGAACCAGTCGGTGACCTACACGAAGTCCGAGGTCTCGGGCTTCCGCCTTGTGTTCCCGGACACCCGCTCGATCTTCAACTTCGGCGCGTGATCCACATTGGCTCCAGGGCTTTTGCCCTGGAGCCATTTTCATGAGGGATCTCCATGGCCAAGCTGCTTGTTGAAACTCGTGGCGACTATCAGCTCGTCGATTTCGAGAGCAACACACTCGCCCAAGCCCACCGTCCGTCTGTCGTACCGGCAGGCGGTTTTTTTGATGCCGAAATCCAGAACCGCAGGTTGACTCTTCTGGCCGAGCTTGCCGATACCGCGACTGACGAGGACTGGGTGGAAACCCTGGAAGCGTCTGGCGAAGTGACATTGGCAATCGAGGCTTTCAAGTCGATGCACGCCCTCGTCATCGTCAAGAAGACCGAGCCGGTGAAGACTGCGCCTGCCTCAAGGCGTGGCTCGAAGGTTAGCTGATCATGGACGTTCTTGTCGGGACCGCCGCCACCCTGCGTGTGGACTTCAACGGCCCGGTAGGGACGCTTTCTGCCGACGCGAGTTCAATATCGTGGCGGCTGTTCAATACTGCCGGGGTGCAGATTGGAAGCACGACCTCCGTCGCCAACGCGGCGGGGGTCGGTTCCGTCAGCATCGAGGTGCTGGCCACCAATCACACGATCGATGCTGCCCGCCGCTTCGAGAAGCGCACTCTCGTCACGACATGGAAGTGCGGCGGCAAGAGCTACGCTGACCGCACGACCTACCGCGTCATCCCGCTCCTGAACCACTCGGTCACGGCCGACGATGTGCGGACCCTGCTGGGCCTCAACGAGGACGAGCTTCAAGACACCGAGATCGACATCACTGCCGCCTACTTCCGCTTCGAGGAGGACGCCACTCAGGCGGCTCTGGAGACGGCGCTGGCCAGCGGCACCATGAGCGAGGTCCGGGCCAACAGGGGCATTGCCGCTGATGCTGCCCTTGCGATCATCCCGTCGATGCCTATCCGCACGACGCAGACCCAGGCCAATGGGGAACTCCGCAGCGAACGGTTCCGCACACCTCCGGACTTTTCCGCGCTGGAAGCCACTATCCGCAATCAGCGGTCTGAGGCTCTCACCGCAGTGGCGTCGACCGAAACCATTGTTCCCAGTCTGCTGGTTCTCACATCGCCCACAGACGTCATCACGGGGTAAGCCGTGTTCACGCTTCAGCGGACCAGCAAGCGGTTTTCCGATTGGCTCAAGACTCAGGACGGTCGCGAGTTTCGAGGCACCATTCAGCCGCTCAAAGAGGGCAGCGTATCGGCATCGACCTTTGCCGAGGGGCGCTACATGCTCCACGTCGCCGTCAACGAGCCGGTCACCGCCGGTACGGTCATCTTTGATCGCTGGAACAGGCCGTTCCTGGTCGGCAGCCATGACATTCGCAGGGACGCCCGGTCGCACAAGCTGTTCGTGATGACCGACTACGTCTCGTGGACACGCTCCGTTCCGCAGACCGACCTCGTCACCGGCTTGAAGAAGAGCGAGCAGGAAGTTGAACTGGGTCCGATCTGGTGCGCGATCGAAATCTTCGGCCGCGAGGAGGTTGATCGCGCTGTCCACGTCGGCTTTGACCGATCCAAGGTTCTGACCGGTTCCCCGATCTTGCTCAATGACAAGATCGACGGTCGCATGGTGCGTCGTCTCTTCAACGTGTTCGGGGTGTGGAGTGGCGAAATCCAGTAGGCCGGGTCCACCCGTCCGAGGGTCAAGCACCCTCCCCGACATTGTCCGTGTCAAATTCCGCATCGGTGATACGCGAGCCGGTGGGCGGCAGTCGGACGTCCAGGGCGGGCTGCTGAATGAGCCTCAGGTCCAGGCGTTTCAGAAAACCATGCTGGACGTCATCAAGGTGCGCGCCTCTGGCCGCATCCAGGCGGCGTTTCGCAGATCGCTTGACAAGATCGAAGACGACATCCGTCAAGATCTTGATGACTTTGCCCAGATCGCCCTGAGGTTCGCGACCAGTCAGGAAAGTCCCGAGCGTGGAACCCTGAAAATCGCCCCTCCCCCGGTTGCGCGCACATCGGGAACGGCCACTTTCAAGTCGTTCATTCGAACATCGAATGCTGACTTGCGGGCTGCGGCTTTGGACTGGCCATCCCTGACCAAGCGCTGGATGGATCAGAAGAAGAACAGAACCTTCTTCGTCGGCAAGGGTGCGGCTCTAGGCCGAAGAGGAGGTCTCAAGGGCTTTCTTGGTCGAGAGCTGGGAAACGCCTACCAAGAGCTTTTTGATCCTCGCATCGTGCTTCGAACAGAGAACGAGAGAACTGACAAGGGCACCGTGCGGGAACGGGTTGCTCGCATCACCGTGTCATTTTCGCAGAAGAACCCGGCTCTCGCGAGAGAGATCCAGGGTCTTGGCAAGACCGGCGTGGATGACTCCGGCATTCTGGAGTCGCTGTTCGCCGGTCGCGATGACGTCATCCGCAAGCTGGAAAACCGAGGCAAGGGACGTCGCCCAAAGCGTCCATGGGTCGGGGCCTTTGCCCGCTTTTGGCTGGTGAACCGCATGCCGGAAGTGGCAAACAGCTCTCTCAGCCAAAACATCGCCCGCCTCAAGAGAAGCGAGTTCTGACCCATGTTCAACGTTTCGCGGATCGCGGTCATCAAGTTGATCAACGACACTATGCAGAGTCTGACGCCACCCACCGGCATCGGACTTCAGTACATTGACTGGGATGATGCTTCGGACATCCAGGATGTGCCGCCCACTGACCTGATCGGTCTGAACGGCTTCGCCATGACGGACCTGGACAGGGTCCATGACGTGATGTTTGGCGTCTCGGTGGCCAGCTACAACGACCCGAACCTGTTTCGCGTCAGTCGCTACGCTGACCTCTTTTACCGGACTTTGAAGACCGGCTCTTACTTCTCTGTTTGGAATGCTGACACGGCGCAGAAGATCGGCAACATCACGCTCTATGCCGGAACTTCTGTCTCTCCGATCACGCGAGCTGAAAATCGCGCGATGCAGAACATTGTTGCTAAGGGACGTCTGGTTCTGACGACTTGAGGTCCAGCGTCGGCCCTCCTCCTGCTCGATAGAGGAAGTGTAGGAGATCTCGGGTCCCTTGGTTTTGTTCGGACAGCCCAACTTCAACCAAGTATGTGACTTCGGCTGAAAGACTGCGGTGATTGAATTCGGCTCTCTTTTTCAGAATGTCGTACATCGCATCTGAAACTGAGATCGAAAAAGTCCTCTTCTGCATCACGACATCCCACTAATGCTAACAGCCTACTTGTTGAACAAGTGGGATTTGATGCCGATATTGCAAGCGCACAAGTTTCATTCCTGCCTTGGAGATCCCTATGCCCGGCAGCGCAAAGACTTCCCAGTTTTTCTTCTCCACCGCCACGGTTCTGGTGGGAACCCAGTCCGAGCAGCTCACGCTGAACACGGCAGCCAACAGCATCGGCCTCGTGAAGAACGTGGCGGTCGAGGCCGATCCCGGCACCGTCGACCTGACCCAGGGCATCATGAACGATCTCGTGATGACCATGGTCAACTCGATGAACATCAAGGTGAGCATGGAAGTGTACGAGTACACCGCCAAGAACCTCGCCTACGGCCTCTCGCTCGACGGCACGGGCTCCAACTACGCGGCCAACGCCAGCTCCTACACTCTGGCTGCTGCCGTCGCAGCAGCAGCGACCACCCTGACTGTCGCCACGGACTTGACGACCACGTTCACCGCCGGTTCGTGGATCTTCATCCAGGAAGGCACGGACGACGTCATTCATCTTGCCCGCGTGGTTTCCTCGGCTTTCTCCTCGCCGAACACCACGATCACCTTCACCGGTATGCCCGTTCCGACCGGCATGTCGTTCACGACCGCTGGCCGCGTCGGCAAGCTGAACAAGATCGACTTCGACCCGAACGCCGCCATGGTCTCGCTGTCGGTTCGCATCCTCGGCACGCTCGCCACCGACAAGCGCCCGATTGGTCTGCACTTCCCGAAGGTGAAGGTGACCAAGGGCTTCTCGATGCGCTTTGCTGCCGACAACTTCGGCAATCTGCCCTTCGAGTTCATGCCCTACTCGCCCATCTCCACCGACCCCGGCTACAACGCGCAGTACAATCAGCGCATGCACGTCTTCGTGCCGTGATGATCTTCAAGTAGCGGCTCTGCCCTCGGTCGTTACTTGTGATAGACTGCCCTCGCGATTATATCGCGAGGGCAGTTTTATTTTGAGGGCACCATGGAAGACAAACTCGAAATACAGGTTCTTACTTCAGACAGTACCTCAGAGACACGAACCGTGTTCATGAGCTACGGGCTTCTGAACAGCCTTACGGGGCTCATTGGAGATCCTGACAGAGCAGTGATGTTGGAGACGGATCCGGAACTCTGCAGCACCATCGTGACGGCTGTGTTTGTTCCTCGGACTCCATCCGGAAAGATCAACGTCAAGCTCGAAGATTACGACCCCCCTGGTCTCACCACCACGGAAGCAGAGAAGCTGTTCGACTGGGTGAAAGGGCATGTGGTCGATTTTTTTACGCGAAGGCTCCGCAGCTCCCTAAAGCTGATGGAGGACCGAAAGGACGAGCTGAAAGCAATCGGGTCCTCACTGGTTGGCTTGAGTCCCGCACCTTCGAAGACATGATCGTGTTCACGCTTGGAGTAAGGCCCAGTGCTCTTATCGACATTTACTGGTCCCACTCCCTGCGTGATCTACAGACTATCACTCGGTTGCGTATGGAATACGAGATGGTGAAGGCCTCATCCTTCACCGAAAGTCTCGCTGAGATCGCAAAGGCATTATTCCCGAGCGATGAGAGCAAGCGAGCTAGTGGGAACGTCATCAGCAGCGTCGATGACGCTATGGCTCTAGCAGCGGAGATCAACGCCAGTGGCTGACGACATCGAAATTGGCATTGGCGCAGATGCCACTTCCGCAGTCTCTGGCATCAACAAGATGGTGCAGGGCCTCAACGACGCCGTCAGGGCGGCGGGGAGGCTGGAGCAGGTCTATCGAAGCATCAGTGCTCAGGCAGCGCGGGGCAACGAGGACGCCATTGCTCGTCTGAAAGACCTTCGCGACCAGATCAAGCTGGAAAGCGAAGCTCTGCAGGTCCGCAAGTCAAAGGTCATGCAGACGGAG